AACGAGATATAAATACCTTCTTGACAGGGAACGTACCACCACGTGGCATGTTCTGCATGTTGGGGTCAGCACCTGACAACCTGCCTGTACCAGTGCGGTGTTGTAGTAACCGTACATGTAACTTACCATCAGCCTTTACGTGTGTTGCTATGCCCTCTACGAAGCTACTGAGGTATGTCTCTACTGCTGACAACCTACGTACATTCTGAAGGAATGACTCTGCTTCTTTCATACCCTTGGAACGGGCAATGCCCTCAAGGAATACAAGGTTGTCTTTGCCTGTACCGAAACCGTTAGCACTGATCCACTTGGCATTAGGTGGTGAAAACTTTAGGCCAGCAACACTGCTAATGTTGTTGGTAAACGTATACCCACTAGCGTCACAGTTAGTACACTTATTAGAACGTGCATACTGTGTGCCATCCTTCTTATGTTTCCATACCTGACCACTGCCATTACATGTGCGGCACTGGTGTGCCTTCTGCTTGTACAACTTCTCACTCTGTTGAGTAACAGTGCGTCTGTACTCTGCGTCAGGCATACGTTCATCAAACAAGTCTGCCCACATTTTCTTGTCGTGTGGCTTACGGCTGTAGATGACCCAAGATAATTGCTCTGGGCTGTTGAGGTTGATAGGTCTGTCACCCATCAAGTCACTGGCTTGCTCCTCAAGTGCAACGGTAAGTACGTTACGCTCTTGATCAAACTCATCACGAACTTCCATCAATGCATCCATGTCAACTTGAAAGCCACGCTGATAGATACGGGCAAGGTGTATGCACAACTGATTGGTTAGCTGTATCGTTGGTACTAGTGACTTGCATCCCTCGTACCTTGTCTGCAAAACATCATACAACTGTTGTGTAGCGTGGAGATCGTGTGATAGATACTCCGATAGTTCAGCGTGAGGTATATCACGTGTGGAATATCCATCCTTAAAGTACTCCTTTAATGTGTCCTGTTTCTTTGTGTCTAACTCATACCGTTCTGCACACGCTTCAAGTGATAGCGGTTGCTTCTGCCCACGCTGCAGAACGTACTCACCCAACATGGTATCGAATACCTCACCGTCATACACGAACCCTGACTCCCATAGCCACAGTAGATCGTGCGGTGCGTTGTGTGCAATAAGTAGAGAGGTGGTGTCTAATGCGTCTTGCACTATACGCCGCCCCTCTGTAGTAGGTTGTTGCTCTGCGTGATCGAAAGTTATAATGTCTTCGTTTCCAAGATCATCTAGCATACCTACCATAACTAATGTATTCTCTGGCTCAAACGGGTCAAGGTGTAACTTGCCATTGCGTTTGACCACTGTGTTCTCTACGTCTAGGGTTAAGTGTTTCATGTTGGTATTGTCTCCCCTTAGTCTGACCATGTGTCCCATTCATCTAATACTACGAAGTTGTTATCGTATATATCCTGCGTTGTGTCAACCCCTGTGTTATAAGTATTTAAACTTTCTACATTTAGTTGATCTCTAAATTGTTCCATAGCTATGACTGCTTCACCAATTGTTAGATTGTTATCCATCATTGCTCTATACAATCTAATCTCTGCGTTAGATGTGCTAGTTGTCATTGCGTTCTCCTCTCTCTACAGATGCCTGCCTCTCATCACTTGTCATGGGCTTTACGTAAGGTACAACCCTACCTGTGTTCCACTTTGTTGCACGTTTCTCTGCTTCTTCCTTTGTCTTAAAAACTATAGGTTCATCCATAGCTGTGAAAGCATCCTTACCTGTGTCGTAGATAAGCTCATCTCTTTCAACCTCAAACATTACTGCGTACATCTTCTTCTCCCTTCAAACCATTTTCAATTAGGTGTACAAACCCTGCGCTAAATATCTTAGCGTATGTGTCAGCGTCCATCTCTACTTGTAGTAGGCAAGAGCCATCATCATTGTCGGTGATCTCTACTATCTTTATTGCATCTTTCATTTTATTTTTCCAATCTTAATGCAAACCACGATACAGGAAACAGTTTCTTCATACTGTCACAGATTTGATTTGCTACTAGCCTAGTCTCGTATTGTGTATCTCCTGTACATCTAAGGTTACACATATCTGCGAAGGCGTCAAGACTACCTGACCAGTACCATTCAGTCATGGTGCTTTGTGGCAACACCATACGTGCTTGCTCAGGACATACACCTAGTCTCAATAAGCCCTCATAGGACTGAAGACATTGATAGTATGGGTCTGTTTTATCTATACAACCATAGAACTCATTATTGCTGTATAGGATGTGCGTTGCTTCCTCTACCACACCGTCACTGCCCTGCTTCTTGTCTTCACTACGTCCACGCCATTCATCAGGCGCATAGAACTCAGGCTCACTGTCTACATACCTACGGCTTATTTCATTCCAACGTAGGAACTTATGCTTGACTAGCTGACGTGCCACAAAGATGGGAGCCTTAACGTGGAATGATGCAAAGGCATGACCGAATGGTGACATATGCTTATGCTCTGCTAGATAATGGATTAGCTTACGATCCTTATCATGTAGTACACCCCTGTGTGCATCACCAGATTTAAAACTAGCCCATCCACTACTCTTACCAAAGCTAACCCGTGCTGCGTTCACCACTGATATATCATCACCCATGTGGTCTATGTATGTTACTTCAATCATGCTACGTACCTCGCAATCTTGTACTCAAGGTCAGTGTGTACAATGCCGTGCCAACCTGACAGTTTATTCTTGACCACATTGATGTGACGTTGCGTGTCTTCCTCGTCCTGTCCCTCAACTGTAGGGTTCTTAGAGATCATCAACATCAAGTCAGCTTCTGCTGCCTTACCTGTACGACTACCTTCCATCATGGCTTGGTTAAGTATCACCTTACCCTCTGCCTCTGCAGATAGCTGAGACATGTAGAACATGGCGCAGTTCTGTTGCTTGGCTATCTGACGTGCATGTATTGCGTTAGCTTTGAGTGCCTCATCAGGACGTGAGAAGCCAGCGGTACGTGCAAACTTATCACCCATGTCTAGTATAACTATGTCAGGTTTGTACGACTTGCATACTGACTCAACCCAATTCATGTCACGGCCTGTTGCATCCTTGAACATAACCTTGTCACGTATCTTATTGAAGATAGACATAGCCTGTGTCTTACTCTTAACGATCTCGTGTTTGTCCATGCCAGTTGCGGCAGTAATGTATCGGTGAGCTACACGGTGGTAGCCTTCCTCATTACATAGGACAATTACCCTAGCACCCTGCCACGCAAAGCCATTAGGTCCAGCTACAAGTGAGGCATGTAGTGATGTCTTACCAGTGTTAGGACGTGCGCCTACCTCAATCAAGTGACCAGCGTTTACGCCCTCAACCTTACGTGTCAACGTAGGGATGTTGAATGTCCACTGTGACTCAAGGTCAGTCATAGCTATGATAGTATCAAGGTCAATGTCTTCCCACTGTACCTTGAGGTTAGGCGTGAAGTCATCAGCATACTGCTCAAGCATCTGACGTAGAGGATCAAGGCTAGTCTTGCTACCGTTGACGTAATCAAATCCAAGGTTAGCAATGTCCTCACCTATCACCTGTTGGAATAGCTTAGACAGTACGTCTTGTGCTATGTCACTACCCATGACTGCCTGCTTGTTAACTTGTACAAACAATAGGCTGAACGCCTGCTTCTGTGCTGTAGTAAGGGTAGGGTTCTCAGACATAAACAATGCCTCAATCTCTGCTGGTGTTACGGTACGTTCGTAACGATCCATAGCGGCATCAATAGCCTGCTTGATCTTACGTACATCCTTGCTGAACAAACGATCAGGACAACGTGCGCCCTTGTGATCATCATAGAATGGTTTGTCCATAAGGCTACGGATAAGGGATAGTTCCATGTGTTATTCTCCTAGTGTTGAAAGGTTAGCCATGTCGGTTGGCTCTCTATATTTGAGGTCATCTGTTAGTCGTAGCACCTTTACGGTATCTACATAGCCACGTAATTCTTTAGCAAATTGCAGTGTCTTAGGTAATGCATCGGGGTCTAATGCAATTATTGCTGTTGAGAACTGCGATAAGTATTCCTTGTGTCCAATGGACAGCGATGTACCCAACACTGCTACCCCAACACATACATCACCATCACCCACAACTGCGGCACTTATGCAGTCCTCAACAACTACAGCAGTTTTACCACGACCAGACACGTATGGCAAGTGACTTTTTCCATACCGTTTCCACTTGGGTAGACGTTTACCTAGTGATCTGCCTGTGGCATCTACCATAACTCCACCATGCATAACAGGGAACACCACACGATGTTCTCTAACGTCATACAATAGCCCTAAATCTAGTGGGTTCAATGCCCACTCAGTACAGAAGTCTTGTATTGTACTGTAGTCTCGCACTAACCACTCAGGTTTAACGAATGTTGCAACGTGTGTCTCTTCTGCAACAAAGCCAAGAGACTTACGTATGTCATCTGATGTTAGTGCTACGTTAGTACCACCTGACAATGAACAACTTGCCTTGTAACAATTCCATACGATAGAACCCATGTTGTTAGTCATAGTAAATGTGTTCTTAGTATTACATGATGGGCAAGTCATACGTCTTGTCTCACCACTTACTAGTGATAGATCACTTATAATATTATTTATATTCATATGTTATATCACTTTCTTTGTTACTCGTTAAGTACTCGATTGTACCTGAACGTTTCTCTGTGTCAAGGCATTATTTGCAGCATCGTATGTATGCTTCATGTATGGTTTCACAGAAGACACATTATTATGTCCTGTCACTGACATTAGTTGCCCAATTGGCACACCTTTGTCAATCATCTGTGTTACCCCTGTCCTACGTAAGTCCATCAGTCGTAGTTCTTCTGGCAACTTAGCCAGCCTCATTACCCTACGACCTACCTTCGACAGTCGTTCCATTGCATACGGTTGGTACTCACCCATCACTGGCCTTGGATGTGGTGCTACGTAAGACTGAAAGCCAAACTGTATCGACTGTTCAGTAAGCATAGCTGTTAACTCAGGTGAGATAGGAAGCTCTACGTCAGCCCTACGTTTGCTTTGTTCCAACTTGAGTACCCTACCTTGTAGGTCAAGGTTACTCCACTGTAGTGTACGCATATCGCCTAGACGCTGACACCATTCGTATGCCATCTGTACTATCAAGCCGATACTTCTGTACTCATAGTCACTGTATGCTGTATCAAGAAACTTGATTACATCTTCGTGTCTCCACACTACCTTACGTTGCGGTGTACTGTACCTTTCAATCTTAGACCAAGGGTTCTGATGTGTATGCTCCATCTTGATAGCGTAGTTGTATACCCTACTGGCACAGGTTGCAGCATGATTAGCAAAGCTAACACCACGCTTAACCCATTCTTCATACGTAGCCTTAGCCATCTTCGATGTCACCAGTTCATACTTACGTGTACCTAAACTCTGGTGGAGAATTGTAAGGAAGTATCTGTAATCCACTTTAGTATTAGGACGTAACATATTGAAATCATTAGATTGATAGTACAAGTTAATCAAGTCAGTAACCTTGCTGCTAGGCTTGATACGTGTGATGCTTGCCTGTACCTCACGATATGTGTCAATAGCTTTGTTATGTATCTTGACAATTTGTCGCACTTGTTTAAGGTCACTGCCGTACTCTTCTCGTACAACTACATCCTCATCTACAAGAACTTGAGGTGGGTTGAAGCGATAAGAGACAACACCTTTTGGTGACACTCGTTCTTGTACATAGCGTGGTAGTATAGGCATAAGTTATGTATCCTTTTCATAGAGGTGATGACTTTCCTTTGATGTTACTTCTGCATGGCAATTTGCACACAGTACTTCACATTTTCTTATCTCTTCTTTTAGTTTAACCCAACTTTTTCTGATTAATTTACTTACGTCACTTGTCTTTTCTGCTGGGTCTATGTGATGAAAGTGCAGAGCCACTGGATTTTTATTGTATCCACAAATACTACAGCCAAACAACGTCTTTACCCTATCTGTAAAGGCCCTTAGCCTATATCTTTTAAATCTTGCGACCCGTGACTTAGTAATTCTAGCAACAGAGTTGGGCTTAGGTAAAAATTCCATACTAATCGTACCTGTTTTCTTATTCATGTTATAGTTTGAAAACCTTTTATCTATTACCCTATCTCCATATCTCAGAGGCAAGCCTAACATACCTGCCTCTGTAGCATTTATATAAACATGCTGTTTTGCCATGTCTACGCTGCCTCAAGCAACGCAAACCGATCATCACTGACCCACTTAGATACCTCTTGCTCACGTGACCACATAGACATAGCCTGTGTGTCGTTGCCTGTCTGCTTGAGGTTAAACCCGTTACGTTCATCAGCGTAGCTGGCATAGTTAGTCATAGCACTATACAGTGCAAACTTATTGTGACCACGCACACCTGCCTCACTCATGTACAAGCTGTACATACGCTCAGACTTACGCTTAGACCCAAGCATGTCATCAAGCAGTGTGCTTACGTCCACATACTTTAGGCTAGTATGCGCCCATACCTGCATCTGTTCTGCATGTTGGTAGAAGTCAGTCCTTGCACGATTTAGTTCATAGATAAAACTATTCATCGTGAAGTTAGATGTGTTCTTCTTACGAACCTTGTCGTGATCACCACTGATACAACCATTTGTACAGAAGTAATCAATCGCACCAAAGTATACTTGGTTGCTGCATGACCCATCAATACCGTGCAAGCTCACGATACGATTGCCAATGGAAGTCTCAAACTTATCTGTATGAATGATAGACTTTACGTTAGGCAGTGTTATGTCAAGCATAGCCCATGCACCATTACGTGCAGTACGGAAGCTGAAGTCAGCATCTTCTAGGTCATTTGCATTTAGGGTTTCCGTTGCAGTGTCAACGACACCACGAAAGAAATCTCCATGTGATGCACACTGGAAAGATTTACCAACAATACCAAGGGGTTCACCCGTAGTCTGGTTGATGACATACTTCTTGTCAGCCATACGAGTGTCCTCGAAAGCTACATCAAAGTCTAAAAATTCTGGAATATCAAACGGCATATTGTTCTCCTTCTATTATGTTAATTAACCTTGTAAAATCTTGGGCTGTTACTACACTACCAGCTTCTTGTAGGTCTGGTATAAGTTGTTGCTTAATCCATCTTATAAAGATCTTATCTTTGTTAGTCATTGTAACTCCTTATGTTTGGTTGTACGGCAACTGTGCCATAGTTGTAGTGGTATGTCTACCTATACTAGTAACGTTTAGCTATTGATAAAACTTATGTGACCCATAAGTCACAGTAGTGTTAAGTGATGCACTCCAGTACGGGTTAACGTACCTTGCATGGTAGTGTGTTGCACCTTTCGTTAAGTCAGGAACCTTACCACGTAGCACACCATCGGCTACGATCAATGCCCTAGCCCACGGTACTTCTTCGTGTGCCTTGTCGGACTTACCGTCACAGTACCAGCTAAACTGACACTTGTTCATGCCCTTGTCTAACCCCTGATGTACAACAGAGCATACATCATTAGGCCATCTGGTACTGTTAACTCTGTTAATTACTACGTGTGCTACTGCATACTGGCCTACCATAGGCTCACTACGAGCTTCATGGTAGACATTCATTGCTAGGCACATCAATGCTGCGCTAATCATTTACTCTCTCCCAAGTATTTTCTGAGGTGATTGATTGGATAGTCCAACAGTGACCCTCATCAGTCTTTTCATAATAAGGTTCATAAGGTTCATCCCCCCTTGCTATTGCAAGAGCCTCTTCTTCGTTTTCAGCTTCGATTGTGGCGGTGTATCCCACATCCCTTGTGGCTGTTACTTTGTACTTGTTCATTTCTTAGTATCCTTTGGTTTAGGTATTGGATGACCCGACCAATCGTCACACGGGTCATCCTCTTTACCTATGGTGTAGTTACTGCAACCTGATAGGTGCTTCATGTATGTATCCCCACTTTGAGTATTCCATATGTTCGTA